CAACGACCCCTTCACTCTCGATGACGAGAGTATCACCAGTCTTGATCTTGTCGTTCCATTGGCAAGCATCATACGCTTCGCTAGTGCTATCAAATAGATGGGCTTTGTTAATTCCATCTGCTGCAATTAAAGTTGAATAGTCCATTGTTTTTTCCTTGTTGTGTTAGTCGGCTGACTAACGGTTGATTTTAGTTGTCTGCCCATCGGTTGCAGACGTGAGGGTTGCGCTTGTCAACAGCGCGGAATGTGACCTGCGGATCGTAGCTTGCAGGACAACGCGAAACGAGCCAACGCATACCTGTCTCATAGACGCGAGGCGCACCGTTTTCGGCGATGTAAGCGGCGATCAGATCGTCGTCGCTGTCGGTGTTAGTTGGCTGACTAACCATGTGGTCTCCTTTGTTGTTTGTTGTTAGATTTCTTAGTTTGTAGTTATACTATATCATATATATCTATAAATGTCAAGGTTTAGAGAAACTTATTTTCCTGTGATTAAACATAGCTAAACGTGGTATGTTACCTATTTGTGAGCTCATGTGTACGCATATGTGTGTGATATTGTGGGGGGTGGCGGAGCTGCTGCTGCGTTAGTCAGGTGGCTAACTATCTGTAAATAAACGAATGTTACCGTGTTACTTTCTGGTTTCGTGCTATGTTTCCTTTTAAGTCATTGAAAACAAACGAATGTTACCATGTTACTTTTTTTGAGGGCTACGAAGAGGTTTGTGTGAGGTTAAGTTTGGAATAGCAAAAAGAGGGGGAGACGAATTGTTCTCAAGTAATATTTTTAAGGAAACATAGGAAACATTGGTAACAATCGTTTAAAATCAATAACTTAAAAAGTAACAATTTGCAGACCAAAAAGAAACACGGTAACAATCGTTTAAAATCAATAACTTGCGTATTGCTGATTGGGAACTGGCATTGCCCCTGGCTTGTTAGTCACGTGACTAACTGTATGTATACGTGTCTATGCGTGGTTATGTGTTAGTTATCTGACTAACGACCTTGCGTTGTGCTGCTCGGGAACTGGCATAATTTGCTGCGCCGAAAGCAAAGCATAATTTGACGAAAATTTAGGCACAAAAAAAGCCCCGAAGCCGAAGCCTCGGGGCAATGTAGTTACTTCTGGATTAGGTGGTTCTTAGCCGTTTCCAAACCTAATCGGATTGCAGGAAGATCCAGATCGGCAATACTTTGATCTTTTTCTGGATCAAGCTTCTGGACGTGTTTGATCGCGGCATCGATCTTTGTACCTAGCAACGTGAACGCGTCTCTAGTCCGCTTACTCGCGCCGTTCTCTTTTGGCTCGGCACGTTTTATTTTAGCGTGAAGATTTTTAGGTAAATCTCTAACGAACGATTGCCATTGCTGTTTAGTCCGCTTGACCGCTTTCATTTTACCATTGAAGCGCACGGTAAACTCGCGCTCTTGTTTACCTTTTGCCTCATCATCCGTGATGAATTCCAGAAGGCCTTTTGGATCTTCTGCGTTAATCGGCAAGAGTAAACTCTTGATAATGAAATTGCGAACGTCGACGTGGTGGCCGTCAATCGGTCCGAGACCACTACTCGGATTTTTAAGATAGTCAATCTTAATGCCGCGCTTGCCGAGCATAGCGACTACCTTTTCCCAAGCGGCAAGAGCCGCGTCGGATGCCGCTTCACTTTTAGCTTGAAGCGCATACGCAGAAGTTACAGTTTTGATTTCGTTAGTTTCGAAATCGGCGAAAGTTGAATTTTTAATAGCCATTGTTTTTACCTTTCAATGGATCGGCGGAAACCGTTGTGGCTCGCTAGTCCCGATAAAGTATTTATAGCACGTGACTGTTAGTCATGTAACTAATATAGACAAGTTTACATAAGATTAGTTACGTTTGACTAATCGTTAGTCACGTGACTAACACTTGCTTGACCCCCACCTACCCCCATCCCCCCCTGTACGCGCATGCGTGTGTACTGTTATATAATACTATTTTGCACAAAAATTTTCATTTTCTACGAGTTTTAGTACCCCCCACCCCTTTTCGGCGTAGTCCCTACCCCACCCCCTTACATATTCAAAAAATAGAATAGGAGTCCCAGATTGATATATTAAAAAAATTTTCTATAATAAAACAAACAAGGTGGGACTAAACATGACATTACATATCGAACCAGAGCCTGACATACCGATCAAAACAACGCCGATTCAGCATGAGTTAGATGATTTGCAAGACCGCACCGAAGCCGCTGCCGAGACGGTAAACTTCCTGTCTGAGTATGGGTTGCAGGTAGATATAAACAACGAAGCTAAAGATACGGCATCTGCATTGACTACAGCATATGCAGAAGACCCGAAGAAAACATCGTCAGTGGCAACGACAAAACGTGTGGCACGGATGACCCCCGCCGAGATCGTATTGGCAAATGATATGCTCAAGAAGTTTAGTCACAGGGTTGTACAGGACGCAGCCGATGTAAGAAACTTTGTGACAAACAAACTGATTCTTGAGAGCGACAACGCCGATTCCCGTATACGAGTTCGTGCGTTAGAGTTGTTAGGTAAGATAGGAGATGTGGGTTTGTTTACAGAAAGAACAGAAGTTACTGTTACGCATCAGTCTACAGATGAGTTACGTGAGCAGCTACGTGAGAAGTTATCTAGGATGGTTGAGGTCATAGACGACATTGACTACGAAGATATAACAGATGATGGCCCGATAGACGTGGATAAAGAGCTTGGACTCTCAAATGTTGAAAGTAACTAAAGCCGAATACGAAGAAATGTTGGCTATGTTAGACTCGTCTAGCGAGACATCGCTGCTGTCTCTGGACAAGATGATTCGCAAGTTAGAGGAAGAAGATACTCTACAGAAGACAAGAGATGACTTGATAGAGTTCTGTAAGAAGATGCAGCCTGACTACAAAGTTGGTAGGCATCACAGGATACTGGCAGATCAGCTTATGGCACTGGAGGATGGGAGCAAGGACAGGGTCTGTGTCAACATCCCGCCACGTCATGGTAAATCGCAGCTTGTAAGTATATTTTATCCTGCTTGGTTCCTTGGACGGAACCCAGGAAAGAAGGTGATGATGGTGTCACACACCACAGACCTAGCGGTGGACTTCGGGCGGAAGGTGAGAAACCTGATCGCTACCGAGTCATATGTAGAGATATTTCCAGAAGTTGCCCTTGCGGTAGACAGCAAGTCGGCAGGTAGATGGAACACAAACTTTGGAGGAGAGTATTTTGCGTGTGGTATTGGTTCTGCTCTTGCTGGTAGGGGTGCTGACCTCCTGCTCGTCGACGATCCCCATTCTGAACAAGATGTCATTAACGGAAACTTCTCTGTGTTTGAGAAAGCATATGAATGGTTTACCTTTGGTGCACGTACCCGTCTTATGCCAGGTGGTCGAGTAGCTATTGTACAGACACGTTGGCACATGGATGACCTTACGGGGCGTGTGACCAACGATATGGTGAAGAATGAGATGGC